CTAATTGTTCTCTAACAGCACCAACTAAAGTTTTATTAGTTATTTGTTCCCAACCACCTATTTTTTCAGGTAATCCGTATCTAAACCTAACAAAGTCACCGTCAGTCCATTGACCTTCAGCTCCTGTAGCTGTTACTTGTTTATTAAATCCAGGTCTTATTTGTACATTTGTTAATGGCATAAGGAATTATAGCATAATCAATGTACCTTATAAAGGATGCAGTGAGTGGTGTGTGGTGGTTCACTGCATCCATTATAAAATACTACTTTTTAAACCAAGAGGGAAGACCTAGGTGAGGACGTTTGTCAAACATGTTCTCTTTAGATCCTGGTGTTTCGGAATTGTTGTAGTGTAAAAATACTTGTATACATTCTTCACCTGCAAATGGTTTTCTCCAATGTTCTAATTCACAACCAGAGTATACCAACATATCTCCTGGTTTTAAATCTACTTTAAGACCCTTAGCTTTGCTTTCAGTAGTAATTTTTTTACCATCAGGTATACCTACATTTTCATTAGGACTTAAATAAATAGCCCAATCGTCACCACCTAAATTCATAGTAGTAGATATTTCACAACTAAATCTGTCTTTGTGTCTTTTTAGTTCATCACCTTTTTTGTAGATTCTTGCGTAAGTATATGCGGGATATAATTTTAAACCTGTTGTTTTTTCCATAATAGGTTGACATTTAAGCATTAAAGTTTCCATGGCTAAATCAGAATAACAAGAATAGGTATTTGGTATTTGTTCATTTTCTTTTTCATAATATCCCAATAAAGTTTCGTAAGGCGATATATATCTATTTTTCATACAAGTATCATAAACTTGTTTTTTCTATTAAAATAATTTGCAACAAACGTAGCTAAATCTTTTGAGATTGCTTGACGGATAACTGTGTATTTGTTTTTTTTAAATGACATATTAATCAGTTAATTCATAAGAAAAAGTTATTCTTGGACCTAATCCAATTCCAGTATGAATAGTATTTTTTTCTATATTTAAAAGATCTCCTTTTTCTAATATGTATTCTTTATCTTTTACTTTGTACATCACTTTACCAAAAGCATTTATAAGAAAAACATCATAAAGATCAGCGTGTGTATTTGAATGAGCTCCTGGAACGTAAGAATAAAATATATCTAAATTAGATGGTTTATTTTTTTTATTTAACTTATTATTAAGATCTTCAAACAAAGATTTAAATTGAACAGTATGTTGAACCCCTCTAATTTGAAAACAAGAATCTAAAATATGATCTCCTATCCATTTACTTGAAACAAAAGAAAAAACGTTATTGTTAGATAGAAAAGTTGATAGATAATTAAAATCTATAGTTATATCTAAAAAGTTTTTTTTAAACATCTTTAGCCATCTCTTTTGGCACCGCTTGAATATTCCAATGTATAAATCTAAATGGTTCTATACCATGATCGACTGCATATTCATGTTCTAAGTATCCAGGAAATATAATTAATGTTCCAGGCTTTGGTTTAAAGTGTATTAATTCGCTTCCATGAAATACACCATTACCAGGTTTCATTTTTAATTTTGTAGCACGTGCACCAGTTTTAGGTTCATGAAATATTGGAAAAGAAGTTTTATCAGAACATTTTAAAAAATAAAAACCTGATACATGTTGGTTCCAATGAATGTGAGCTGAATGATGACCTCCACCTTTTTTAGCAAACTCTTGTACCCATAATTCACTGAATATAGTGGTGTACTGTTGCATATCAAAACCTTGCCAATCAAGAAATTCCCAAGACTTTTGTCCTATATAATTTCTAAAATCTAAAAAATTATTATCTCTTAACAAAGGGGTAGAATGAAAACTCTTCCCAAAATCACCATGTTTTTTAATATATTCCTTATCTCTTTTTTTAGCGTCTTTAATATATTGATTAGAAGCTTTATTAAGTGATTTAACAAATTCTGGTTTTTCTTCAGACCATATTGGGGTTTTAAAATAACTTTCAATTCTCATATTATTTAAATGGATATCCAAGGTTCCACATAACCAATGAATATCTTACTCCTTTCGTTACAGGTTTTACTCTATGCCATACAAATGAAGGAAATACAATGATAGAACCTTTAGGTAATATTTCTTTACATTGTACTTTGTGTATTGACTCATCTCTCATATGAGGATCATAATTTCTAAAATCAAATTCTAATTCACCACCTTCATATTCAGAACCATCTGTTAATTGACATGTCATAGACAATTTTCTTACTTTACCTTTTGTAGGCCCTTCTTTTTCATAAGGCTTATCCCAGCTGTCACAATGCCAATCGTAATATTGATTTAACTTATATTTTGTAAATTGACAAGACTCTGACCAATCCCAATCATAATTCCAACCTGCATTTTTGTTAGCTTGATGTATATATGGATGCAATTCCTTATATATCCAATTATCATTCATCCAAACAATGTTAGAATTTCTTTTTCTTTTTAAATCTTTAATTTCATCTTTATTTAATTTTTTATTTTTAAAAGCTCCTACTTTAGCTAAAACCTCTGATTTAGATAAACCGTATTGAATTATGTCATCACATAATCTTGGTGGTATTGCAGATTTAAAGTACCAATAGTAATTAGATATATTCATAAATTATAGTTTGCACAATATTTAAAGAATTTTTTTGTTTATTATTGATATAATACATATTCGTTGATGGGAACATTATAAACATGTTGTCTTTTAATTCTATATCCCAACTTCTACCTTTCCTTCTATTATCATCATAGTATACTCTTACGAAACAGTTATCTGTTTTTACACCATAAAGAAGAGTGAAATCGGGAGAGTTTCTTAAATCAATTGGATCAACATTTAATAAAGGAATTGTTTGTTGGTTAGGTTTGTATGCGTTACCCCAAGTGCCTTTATTTATTAATTTAAATCCATATTCAACAGTAAGATGTTCACGCAAATAAGTATTTAATATTCCTAAAGTTTTTGAAAATGAAGTTTCTGAATTTGTTAAAGTTGATTTTAAAATGTTGTCTGACAATTTTTCACGATCAATTTCGAAACCTTTTGGCATTAAAACATTTCCACTGTATAAAGCCTGTTCTGATAAAATTTGTTTTTTCATTTAATTACCCAATCAATTATTAAATGCACTCTATCAGATTTACTTTTATTTTCAACAGAATGTGTTTTTTGAGAATTATTAATTTCCCACATTTCTCCTTTTTTTAAATTAATTTTTTCTCCTCCAACATCAAAAAATACTTTATTATTAGTAATGATTGGAATATGAATTCTTTTACACATATCTAATGAAAACCCTTTATCAATATGTTCTGGTATATTTTTTTTAGCTAATAAATTAACTAGTATTGCTCTTATAATATATCCTTCACCTAATTTTTTTGTAAAAAATCTTTCGAATTTTTTTATATCTTTTTCATAGTCTTTATAAGTTGAATGATAAGTTGGATTATTATGTTTAAAATCTTCATCAAAAATAAGTGGTATTGTTTTAGTGTATTGATGAACTTCATATGTTTTTTGTCTAAAAGTATACCGATCCCATTCAGTAATTTTTTTAACTTTATTTGCTATGGTCGATACATCTTTTTTACCAAGATAATTAAAATTCATAATTTAAAAATACTTTCTACTGATTCATTACATCTTAATTCTAAATTTAATGCAATTCTTGGTTTTGTTTTTGAAACATCTGGTAAATGATCTAAAAAAGATGGGAAAATTAACATGTCATTATCTTTAGGTACCAAATGTTTTTTTTGATTTTGGTATTGAAAAGTTATTCCTTTTTTTTGAGTTTTTAAATATAAAACACAATTAATACTTGCAGTTAATTTATGGTTGTGCCACTGACTTTTGTTATACTCTTTGTCAGTAACATAAGCCCACATTTTAAAATTTACATCTTTCAAAGAAAAAGTATTTAAATTAATCTTTGATATATTATAAAATATATTATACAGATAGTTCGTATATTTTGAATGTAATTCAAAATTGTAAGAAATTTTTTCATTTAAATTTATTCTTTGATTTAAACATTCTTGTATCAAAGGTTTTTTTATATTTTTTAAAGAATCTTCTATATTAAAAGTATACAATAATTTTTCTAACATTATAAATATTCTTTTATTAAATTTTTATATTTTTCTTCTACATACTTAGGAATTTTAATTTCTGCATAATTGTTCTTGGTAATTTTTCCTAAACGTATTTTATGTAGTGGTGCTCCAAAAAAACTATCATCATACTTAATATTGTTAATTTCAAATAATTTATCTATTTCAAATGTATGATTGAACTTTGGTATGTTTAAAAATTCATAAATTAAATTTAAACAATTTTCTGGTGATTCCGTCAAATCCTCATATTTAATAAATAAAACATTTTGTTTATCTATTAAATTTTTATAAGTATAACAAGACCAATCAAAAAAAGTATCTTTACCAGTTATAATATCAATCTTTTCTTCTTGTTCCGATTTAAATAAAGTACTTTTATCTAAGTTATTATATTGAGAGTTAATGTAAAAATTAGGGAAATCATTACATAATTTTAAAAAAGATTTAATAACATCAGTTGGTTTTCTCAATAAAAAAATTATTTTAAATTCATTAGGACAATATTTTTTCATTATTTCATAGTTAAAAGGTGTCCCCCATTCAGCTCGGTCTATGATATATTTTTGTTTCCAATGTTGATAAAAATTATTTACTAAATTTTTTTTAACATTTTCAAAAGATTCTTCATTTTTAAAATTGTGATAAGTTGATTTGTTTTTTAAAATTTCTAAATTAAAAAAACAATCAGGTAACATTGAATGTCCTGATACAGCTATATCTTTATTTTGATTTAAAATTGTAGATAAAATTGTATTTCCTGCTCTTGGAAAACCCGATAAAAAATATATCTTTTTCACACCACCACTTATATCAATAAATATTTAATTATCTATAGTTATTCAAATCCCAAGATTGGTTTTCTTCGTTCCAAGTATATACCCATGTGTGCGTTCCTGCTGCATTTTGAGATTCTTGTTCTACACTTAAAGCAGGTTTAGCCCCAATAGGGGATATCCAAGATGCGGTTGCCATATCTTTAGTCCATGAAGCATATGGTTTTTTAGGCCAGAAGATTTGATTATCTTCATCCCAAGTATAACCAATACCTGCGTAGTTTCCTCTAAATGGAGTTCCACCGTTTTTGTGTTGGTTATTAGATGTGTTGTAAGATGTTTGGATCCACATTTGTGCAGGCCAATTATTGTGTCTTTCTAAATATTGTTGACCTACTGTTTCGTCTTCAACTCCATCTGCGTTTAACATATCCTTATTATTTAATGTTAATACTGATATAACTTTTCCGTTTAATCCTATTTTTGCAAAATGTGCCATAATTTTTACCTATTGATAT